ATACCAAACTTGTCGTAGACCCAGCGACGAATGGTGTCATAGATCTGCTTCAGGGCACTGCGCTCAGCCGGTGTCGAGGTCTTCTCGCTCTCAGCCATTTCCGCCAAGACTTCTTCTGTGGCCACCTGACGCGACAGGTTAGAGCCCTTCAGCTTCTCATCAGCAGCTTCACGAACGGCCTTGTTGCCTTCGTAGATCTTGTCCATCGTGCGGCCATACTGGTCACCCAGCATCTCGCGCAAACCAAAGTGGCCTGCTGCTTCGTGGGCCACAGTGGCAAACAGATCTTTAACATCTGCCAAGTTACTGCTGACGATGTGAACAATCTTGGAGTTGGGATCGTAGACACCAGGGATCTGGCCAGTCACCTTATCGCGCTCAGCTTGGGCACGAATGTGATCAGGCAAAGTAGATTCATCGGCGTGAACTTGTATCTCAGGGGCATTCGCCCAGCCTTCTCTGATCTGGTTAACCAGTCTTTGTACCAAGTTAACCGGCACGCCCTTGGCCTCGCCCTGCACACGGTACAGATTATCTGTACGTACGGGTAAACCCTCAGGCGTTACTTCGGTAGAAATTCCAGCTACAGATTCGTTGGCCTTCTTGGCACGCTCTTGCTCTTCGAGATAGCTTTCCAGCTCCCACTTCTGATCGCTCAACCTGCTGATCTCTTGTGCATCCTCAGGGGTTGCGTAGTCCTCATCACGCAGCTTTTGCTTGATGTACTCCTCCGAGACCTGAGCGTCAAAGTCATCAGAGCCTGGGCGCATATTTTCTGGCAAGAAACGATCCAACGTTTTGTCTGAAACCAATTCGGAAATAGACCGGCCTCGACCGTCTTTGCTGGCAAAGTAACGCAGGAAATCTTTCTCAGGGCTTACATCGGTAGCGTCATTGGCATTCAACGAACCCTTCAGCGCGTTCTTTAAGTTGTCTTTGCTGTTCTTCAGCTTGTTGATATCGGCAGTCAGCTGTTTGCTTTCTTTGGATGATTCAACAACATCAGGATTCTCGGGAACGTTCTTTGGCCCAGCGACAGGTTTAGTCTGCTTAGATGCCAACTCGTCAAACGAAGGATTCTCTATGGTCTGACGCTCTTTGGCATCAGAGAATAACTGCAAGAAGGCATCCTTGGACTCAGCAGGCATGGAGCGGAACTGTTCCAAATGCTCAGGCTCATGATCAGGGAAAAGGCTCTTGAACTCTTCGTCGTACTGACGGCTCAAAACATTCTTACGAACGTCTGACATCTCGGGAGCAGCTTCCTTGATGGGTTGCGCTGTAATCTCGCCGGTCTTCGGATCTTGAACCAACTCATGGCCAATCTCAGCCAGGGCGCTCTTCTTACGGGCAATATCGATCGCCGGATCAGCGCTCATCGTGCTCTTGACAATGTTCTGAGCTTGGGCGGTAGTGTCGGCAGCCTTCTGTTTCTCAAGGGCGGCCAGTCGATCGCGGGCAGCCTGCAGCATATTCTGGTTGGCTTCGTTACCAGCAGTGGCCAGACGTGCGCGCAAGGCGTCAGCATTACCAACGGGCGACGGAGCAGGGGCTGGTGCGGGCTCAGGAGCGAGCTCAGGTGGTAACGTTACCACTGGACGAGCAACTTGCTTGCCGTTTTTATCCAGCACAGACTCATAACCCAACTGTTTCAAGGCGGCGTTCTGACGCAGCGCATTGATAGATGGATCGGGACTAAACGTGGTGGACAGGACTTGGTTAGCCTGAGCTTGCTTAGCCTGCTCCTGCGCCTTCTGAGCGGCAGCATCACGTTTGGCAGTAGCCTCACGCGCCTCTCTGGCAGCTTGCATGAAGGCGGCATTGGCTTGGCCAGCAGGTGCTTCCAAGTTTGCACGCATGGTCTCAGGGTTGGCTTGCAGCGGAGCAGTTGGTGCTGGCGCCTCAACTGGTGCGGGCTCAGCGATAGGCTTGGCTACCAGGTTACCCTTCTTGTCCGGCACGGCCTCATAGCCCATCTGTTTCAGGGCCGAGGTCTGCTTCATGATATTCATGGCAGGGTCGTTGCTGAACGTCGTGCTCAGGATCTGGTTGGCACGTTTATCAGCAGCAACGCGCATGGCATTCTGGGTGGCAACATCACGCTGTTCTGCGCCTTCACGGCCAGCCTGCAACAGGTTCTGATTGAAGCCAACGTTACCAGTGAGCTGAGCGGCCATGTCCCGACCGGGCAAGGTAGCGCGTGTAATCGGAGGGGCATTGTTAATAGGAGCAGCAGCCGTCTCTTGAGGGATAGCCGTCTCCATAGCCGACTGGGCTTGAGCCGCAGCATTGATCTTGGCCGTTTGGTCGGCCAATACCACCGGCATGATGGCATCTTTGCGCTGGTCAAATTCCAACTTCAACGGCTTGAGAACGTCGTTCAAATGCTGATCGGCAGCAGTCTTGGCATCGTTGTAAGCCTGGACCTCTTCCTCGGGCGCATCCTTCTTAGGCTTGCTTGGAATCTGGTTACGCAGATCAGCCTGCTCCGCCTTGGCATTCTGGAAATCTTCGTGCAGTTTGAGCAGATTCTCAGGCTTGTTTGCCTCAGCTTCAGCGGCCTCAGCAGCAGCTTTGGCGGCAGCGGAATCACGCTCGCCTACAGCCTTGGCAGCTTGGCTCTTCTCGGACAAAGCACCGAGCACGCCCATAGGAGCCATCAGAGCGCCACTTAAAGCAGCGCTACCGTATTGGTGTAGGGCATCATCGTCGAACAGCTTATCGCCGTTGTATGCGCGTTCCAAGGCTGTCTGCGCTACCATGATGGGCACGCCGCTGACCAAACCAGTCTTGAGGCCGTCTTGAATGGATTCGCCAAAGCTCTTCTTGGCCAGCTGCTCTTGAGCCAGCTTCTCAGCCTCGCTCATCGCACCCTTCTCAACAGCTTCCTCTACGCCTCTGCCAAAGATCTTGCCGATGACTTGCTTACCAAGAGGAATGGAAATATGTGCCACGTCCAGAGCGGCCTGAGGCACGGCATAACCCAGCGCCTTCAGGGAATCCACATCCACATCACGACCTTGAGCCATCTGAGTGGCCGCAGTCTGGGCGACGTTTTGACCGTAGTGCTGAGCCAAGAACAAAGCAGCAGGACCAACCACGGGCAGCAGCGCTTCAGCAGCACCATACTCAGCCACCGTAGGAGCAACCTGGCCCACCAAAGCAGGCAGGTCTTTTAAGCCAGCGCCAATAGAGCTTAGGATGCCCTTCTCTTGGTACGCTTTCTGGATATCGCCCAGCACATCCACCGAGGGAGCGGCAGTCTTGTTGTATTCCTCTGCACGCTCTGCACCGGCCCGAGCGGCTACATCAGAGCCAACGAACGGGGCAGTGAGCGCCGTGCGGAGATTAGAGTAGATCTCATGACCGCCGCGCTCCAGCTCGCTCATCAAACCAGCCTGTGGCTTAGGAGCCTCCGGTTTGGGGACGGCCTTGGGAGTTAAATCGTCAAGGGTTCCATTGAACTCTTGCCACTTGGGGGCCATCGAAGGCGCATCCAACTGCCCCGTAAATTCTTGAAACGGCATGACCGATCCTTTTATTGTTCAACCACTTGCTTACCGTTTGGCAATTCATATACGCGCTTGCCACCGCTGGTGCCCACAAACTTTGCGCCAGTCGGCAGGCCAGCCGGTAATGGTGCATTTTGATTGAACATTGCTTGAAGCTGGTTCTGGTAGCCAACAATCTTCTTGCGAGCCTCTGCGCGGTCATCTTCGCTGGCAGTCAAATCACCAAGCGTCTTTTGTGCAGTATTCATGGCGCTCACAATATCATTCCGCAACTGGGCCTGATACTGAGGCGAGTTTTTGTATTGCTCAGCCAACTGCGGATTGCTTGCGAATGCCGACAAGGTTTTGATTTCTTGAGACGGAGCATTAGCACCAATTGCCGCTTGCTGCAGACCATACTGACCGCGAATATTTTCGCCTGCCAAAGTAGTCATGCGTTGCTGCTCAGCATCAAAAGCATGAGAGCCCGCACTCAAAGCAGCTTCAGCCGAGCGAACCTGAGCCGACTTGGCTTCCTTAACGCTGTCAGCAGCCATACGGGTAAAGCCCATGTTGTTAGCCATAGCCGCAACATCCAAGTTCTGACGCATCTTTTCATGCTCTTCTTGGGCTTTGTCAATCTTGTCCATATCATCTTTGTAACTCTTGAGACCAGTGCCCGCACCTTGTGCAATAGCCTCCCAAGGATTACCAGACCTGATCATGCTCAAGCCAGCCAACAAGGTATTGATTCCAACAGAATCTTGCTTGTTCTTTTCCAACTTGCTATCCAACTTATCCAGTCGGTCAAGGTCTTTCTTGAATGCAGGATCACCGCCCACAGCATCTCTAAACTTCTGTGCTTGGATCTCAAGATCAGCATCATCAGAGCTATATACCTGAGGCAGCATACCTTGGGCCTGAGCAACGTGATCTTTCAAAGTCATATTAGCATCATCACCCAAGGCTTTCTTGGCATCTGCAATCATCTTACCGGTGGGCGATACAAACGATCCCAAACCTTGACTCATTGCTGAGTTGCCGCTGGTAATATTACCAGTTGCTCCGGGTGTTGCCGGTGCAGCAGCAGGGGCTGGCGCAGGCGTAGTAGGCGACGCATTACTAGCTTCACCAGGAGGAGCCGCCATAGCCGCCGCCGTTGCAGGAGCCGTAGTAGGAATGGCTGCACCCATTGGTTGAGGATTCTGCCTAAGCAATAGGTCCGCCTGATTACCAGCCTGATTATTCAGTTGAGATTTCAGATCTGCTAGACGAGATTGATACAGGGATATGGACTGAGGATCGCCAGAGGCATAAGCGCCCGCCAATTGATTCTGAGCTTGATTTACCTGCGAGGCCAAGTTGGAGAACCGAGAGTTGATATCTCCAGTACTCGTCCCTGTTACCAAACTACCGTCAGTGCTTCCGGCATAGCTTGGAACATGACCACCGCCCGCATAACCAACAATACCGCCGCCAGCCATGTTCTCAATGTTCTTGGCCATCAGCTGACCAATACCCTGATCTTCCGGCAGGGCAGGCGTTACCGGTCCTTGGGTAGGGCGCGCCTGAGGAGCCTGCATGGGCATACCTTGAGGCGCTTGTTGAGGAGCAATGTTTTGCACGGCCTGTTGGGCCACGGTAGGCTGGGTAGCGTTAACTTGAGGAGCCTGGGCAGACTTCTTCATGTTGGCGACATACGACGCCATCGATACAACCGTAGGACCGTAGACGGGGTCGTCCATGTGTTGTTGGGCATACTGCTGAAGCTGGTCCAGCGGCATAACCATCATTTCCTGCTGCAGCTGAGCAATGACAGAAGGAGATAAATTTGACGGAGCACCAGGTGCCACCTGTCCCATCATCGCGTTAGGTGAAGTCGCCATGTTTAATCCTTAGTGCAATTTGGAAACAGCCAGTGCAGCCAAGCCGCCCTTACGCATACCGCCCTCTACTACGCCGCCGCCCTTCTTGCCGCCAAGTTTACTAGCACCAATAGCCGCTGTACCCAAACCAGCCGCAATAGAAATGGGCGAAGGATTGGAGTAGATGCTGGTAGTGCTTCCACTGGTTGGCATAGCATTCATGATGCTGTTCAAGAAGCTGAGCTGCTGATATGGCAACTGTTGTTGGTTGAGGTAGTTTTGGTAAGCAGCAGTATCCAAGTTTTGTTGGTACTGTTGCTGTTGAGCGCCCAACTGGTTCTGCAAGTTAGCAATACCAGTCTGCTGTTGATACTGAGTGTTACCCAAGTTACCCAAGTTAGCTGCCGCCGTATTGGCCGCTTGCTGACCCTGCATGTAATAGTTGGCACCAAACTGCTGCTGGTTGGCATTAAGCGCATTAGCTTGCTGACCGTAGTTGGCAGCATTCAAAGCGTTTTGCATTTGTTGCGAATAGCCAAACTGGTTAGCCGCCTGCTGTGCTTGTTGCGTTGCCAAATTGGTGCTTTGGTTGGCCAACTGCGATTGCATGTTCTGACCGGATCCCAAGCTCTGAACGCCGAGCAAAGCCTGCAAGTTGGTATTGCCAACGTTGTAGCCCATTTGCTGATTGGCAAGGTTAGCCGCCTGCTGGTTGGCAGCGGTGTTCATGTTGGCCGCTTGATTGAACTGACCTTGCTGTAAACCATACTGACCAGCCAGAGCTTGGTTGGCCAGAGAGAACTGATTTTGTGCAGCCTGATTAGCCAAGCCAAATTGGTTGGCGTATTGCTGGTTAGCCAAGTTGGCAGCCTGTTGGTTCGACAGATTAGCGATGCCAGTTTGCTGAGCCATAGACGCATTTTGCAAACCGTACTGACCAGCCAAAGACTGGTTAGCCAAAGCAGCTTGCTGAGCCAACTGGGCATTCTGCAGACCAGTGTTGTAGCCCATCTGTTGATTTGCCAGACCAGCTTGCATGTTGGCCGATTGATTTGACTGCTGAGCCTGTAAACCAGTCTGAGCCTGTAAGCCTTGAGTTTGTAAGTTAGCCGACAGATTCTGCAAATTGGCTTGCTGTTGGTTTGACTGGTTTGCCAGAGCGGCTTGCTGGCCCAACGTAGCGCCCAGATTCTGAGTCTGTAAGTTAGCTCCAAGGTTCTGCTGACCCACGGTAAGACCAGCTTGTTGGTTGGCTTGCTGTGCTTGCAGGTTAGCCTGTTGCTGGGCGTTGAACTGCTGAGCTGCCTGACCGTAGGCAGTGTTGTAACCTTGACCAATCAGGTTGGACATGGCCAGCTGGTTTGATTGGTTCTGCAGGGCATCTTCCACGGCGGCACGGCTACCACCAAAGGCACCGGCTTGGGTCTGACGCGCTTGGTTTGCAGCCTGTTGTTGGCCCTGTTGCTGTGCAAGCAGTTGCTCTTGCGGAGCCAACGATGCCTGAAGATAGGGGTTCATGAACTGCTGAACAGTTCCGGGCGACGTAAAGTCTTGAGCCTGCACTTGCGAGGCGGGACCCATTTGATAGTTCTGAAGGCTAGGCCCAGACACGCCTTGGGCAGCTTGCATCTGGAAGTAGTTGGGATTCAGTGCGCTGATCTGCTGGGCGGTAACGTTACCAGGCTGATTAAATCCTGCGGCGTTAATGGTAGGCGCAGCACCAGCCTGAGCAGCTTGGCCTTGGGCGGCGTTTACGCTGGTAGCATTGGCATTCTGAGCATACGCTTGGGGCGCATTACCCATTTGGGCAGACTGAGCCTGAACGCCGGTAATATTACCAGGGTTCTGCATCTGATAGTTCTGCAGGCTTGGCCCCTGAGCAACCATCATGCTGTACTGGCCAGGGTTATATCCGGGTTGGTTCTGATATGTACTGCCGTATTGCTGACCGCCGTACTGGGCATTCAGCGCATTCATGCCTGCCGTGGCTGCCATCGTGCTGGCATTGCCGATTTGAGGGGCTACCTGCATGTTACCGGCAGCATTGAAGGATTGATTCTGCAGATTACTAAAGCCTGCCACCTGACCGCTGGGACCAGCTTGCCCGCCGGTGTAAGGCTGATAAGGTGTCAAACCATTGCTGGTGCCGCCGGTGGTGGATGGAACACCAACCAGGCCAGCAGCCATTCCCAATAGGTTCTGACCCGTCGTTGCCGCATAGGGAGCAAGCACACCGGAGGTAGACTGCATCGAAGAAGGCGTAGAAGAACTGCCGCCACCGCCGCCACCCAAATAGAATTTGAAGTCGGGCATCAAAAGTTTCAGCATTTCTTTAAACATAACTCACCTCAAATCCTAATTTCAATGGTCGTATACCGTTTGTAATAGCCTAGCCGCTTTGCAAGCTTAGCCACCGAATCTCTGACCGCACCCTGTAGTTTAGTCGCACCAAAATTCTTGGCAAATACTTTCAGCTGCTCAGACAGATCTTCTGTAAAAATATTCTTCCCACCAATAAACGTAATGAACGCAACACGGTCATTGGGGTAGTTGATAAACGATAAACTGACCGCACCGCGAATCACATTTTCATCGTCCACAAAGACGCCTAAAGTCCACTGTCCCGTCGCCAGATAGACCTTAATCTGATCTGTCGTGTAATCATCACCGCCAAACTCGTTGGCCCTATCCACCATCCCTACAATTGACGGCCATACTTGATGGACCAGATCAGTCGCTACATGCTGCAGTTTCATGCGGGCAATGCTCTCGCAGCCTTAGTATCATTAGCGTAAGCGTGCTTGCTACCCAAGGTGTGCCTACGGTCATTCTGGATTCGATCAATCATGGCGTAGAGCTGCTTAGCGCCAGCGTTGGTGGAACCATTACCAAGTTCAGAAACAATTCGGGCAGGAACCACAAACTCGCCTTCAGCCAAACGTGCAGGCTGGTGCTGACCAATCTGGGCAGGGATACTGTCCGACACGCCGTCGCCAGGACCGCGCAACAGTTGGCCGCCATCAGAGTAGCTGCCCAAGTTAGAGATGCCACCATCAGCATATTTCATCAGACGCTCGACGCCGCGCATCTGGCTGACAGTACGGTGCAATCCTTCTCCAGGCGTAGATCCGGCTGTTAAACCGCCACCTGCCATAGGCTGACCTGTAATCGCGTTGTAAGGCTGGCCAGCAGTCCAAGTTTGAGTCAAAGGCTGCATGTAGGTCGTGCCCATGCCAGCAGGATTGGCCGTCTGGCTAAACGACCAAGGGCGCACAGTATTCTGCAGATTCGTTTGAGCAGAGCTTGGTGCGTATGTTGGCGTGTTCATGATAGATGGAGCCAATGCCGACCCTGCGGCAAACATCTGGTTATAGCCAGGAGTGCTAAAAGGACCGGAGCTGCCAAGCGCACCCATGAATGCCGAGCGACCTTCTGTGGTTCCCAAGCTACCAAGGCCTTGACCCATTTTGCTAATAGTCGAAGTTGCCGGACTCAAAGCATCACGCGCCTGAGCGGCAGTTTCAAGCTGAGAGCTGGTTGCTGTAATTGGAATCTGAGAAACTTCCGCCACGTTCGGAACAGCTTGAGCCACTACGTTTGGATAACCCTGTGCAGCACGCAACACATCACCGGCATTTTGCAAACCTGTTGACGAAGTTGCTGTAACGCTAGGAATGCCCTGAGCCGCTCTATATACTTCGTCAGCACTTTGCATACCAGTGGGAATAGGACCCATAGTGGTCGGCACGGGAGATGCCAGAGCAGAATTCTGAGCCGCACGTAGCACATCACCGGCATTTTGCATACCAGCAGATTCACCCACCGTAGGAGCGGCAGAAATGGCAGTCGTTGTCGGCGCAGCGGCAGACAATGCGTTACCAATCTCACTACCACCGTAAGCGCCCAAACCAGCTACAAGACCTTTCTTCAAGCTACCGGTGGCCAAGGTATCAGCAGCGCCAACAGCCAAACCAGCGCCCAATGAAGCACCGCCACCAAAGAATCCGCCCAGAGCACCCATTGCCTCTGGAGCAAATGCCATCAGTCCAATACCGGCAATAGTAGGCAGAATTGAGTCAAGGAAGTTAGCCTCAATCAGACCAGTCTGAGGATTGCGGGGCAGACGCATACCATGTTGGGCTGCAAGAGCCTGAAGACCAGCCACCTCTTGGGTGGACATGTGGACAAGCTGTGTATCGTTACCGCGACCCTGGGCGGCGACTTGACGGGCTAAGTTTTGTAAGCTCATGGTTTGATCTTCAGTACGTTGCTGGCAGAAGTGTCGTAGTAAACGTCCCCACTGCGTAGGTTAGACAAATCCGCCTGCGTTGGCAAGCTGGAAACGAATTTATTTGGGTTACTCGGATCAGGATGGGAAAAGGTTAAACCAGACTTTACACTGGTTGTGCCAATATTTGACGACGCCGCCACCATCGGCCCAGCATTATCGAGCTGAGTGAAGTACAAGCGCAACTGGCTAACCAAGTTGTTCATCCACGCTTGGTCGTATTCTGCGGGAGCACTTTGCAGTCGGGGCTGCGTTACGTTTGCATTTGCCATTTTTACTCCTAGCTTCGGCGGCCATCAAGACGCACATCCATTCTGGCAACTCCTAATTGCCACTGCGTGCCCAGCGTGTTGGAACCGAACACCGCCGCAATCTGACGACCGCGCACCCGAATGTTGATCTGTTGGGTGAACTGCTGTGTGCCGTAAAAAGGCGCGGCTGTGTAGTCTTGGGTGCTGGCAACCGTTGGGTAAATAGTGGTGCTGTAAGCAGCGCCGGGGTTTTGACGAGGCAGCAGCGTCATATACATGGACGGATCATTCACGTTTGAGCCATCAAACGATACGTCAGGAATCATGCGCCAAGCAAACCCATACTTGTCACCATCACCAATATCGAAGTCGGATGATTGGATGTAAGCATTGATAGGAGAAGCGGGGTTAGTTGTGCCATCATCCACTCCAGATTCGTGATAAATCAGGTTACCACTGGTGCTGCCGCCGTTGCTATATCCCGTTGCCACTGGCAGGCCGCGCAGGGGGCTGTAAGTCCATGCCGTACGAGCCATCGAGCCGTAGGCCCAAGTGTTATCCACGTAGTTGTAGATCACATAGCTGTCGATGGTGTTTGAGTTTGCCGAGCAGTAGTACCACCAAACTTCACTGAAGCCCTCATTGGAGCCCGCAAAAATCTGGAACGCTTGCTGCATGTTGATATTTTCAAACACGTATTTACGCAAGGTACTCGGCAGCGTTTGAACCGTACCGTTATACATGTAGAACTTGTCAACACCCATCCAGTAGACGTTGTTGTTTGCCACCACCCGAGCGTTAGGCGAGACGATGGACACGTTGGAGCCCATGATCTGGAAGCCCCACACATACGGTGGCCCAAGGTACTGCATGGAATACAGCGAGGTATCCGACCACACCAAAATTTCTTGGCGGGCTTGAACGGCTGTAATGATTGAAGAGCCTTGAGAGAGGCGGTAGTTACCGGCTTGGTTGCCTGATTGAGGTGTCCACGTCAAGATATCTGACTGGTCTGACCAAGAGACCAGCATGGGGTCTTGAGTGCCGTTGCCGTTGTTATCTGTGCCAAACGCAATCACAAACCGAGACTGGTCAGAAACAAGCACAAAGTTAGCAATGGTCGGGCAGGCAGTATCTGTTTTCCAATACTGCGCGTTCCCTGCATCGCCATTGAAATAGTTGGTATTGCTGTTTGAAAGAACTTGTGCACGGTAGAAGCTTGAGGGCGACGAGGAGGTCACCCAGTAGTACAGAGCCCCGCCACGGGGGTTCATGACCAAGTTTTCACCGTAGTTAGACTGGCTCCACAAGCGCAGTTGATAGCCGCCCGTAGACTGACCCCAGCCGGTAGACGCAAAGCCCGGAGTACTGCCGCCCCAACCACCAGCGCCCCAACCCACACCGACCGAATACTGAGTCGGCCCAGCGTTTAATTGGAAAGCACCAACCGTTGAACTGCCGCCCGTGCCTGTATCGCTGGAATTCGCAGCAACAGACATGACTACCTGGAACTGCGTATTACTAACGACTTTGGTGATCTGGAACTCAGCGTTCAGGATCGTGCTGGTAATATTACCACCCAGACTGGCTGCACCACTGAAAGTCACAAATGTGTTCGCTGTAATCGTCAGCGCAGTGGAACTATTAACAGTAAGGGTTGTCGAGCCGTTAGAAGCAGAAAAAGTAATTGCCCCCGCCGAGGTGGTCGTAGTAATAGGCGTTACGTCATAAAACATGCCGCCGTTGCCGTTCTGGATGTAGTACTTGACGTTAGTACCAATGCCCATCAGGTTAAACCCAGAAAGGCTGGCCCAGCTGAAAAGAGACTTAGCAATACCCCAGTAGCTGCCCGTTGTGGGTTTTAGCGTAGAGGAAGTTACCCCATTGTCCGCTGTCCAGCCACCTAGTTTTTCAGCAACGCCAAAGCGAAAGCGCACGTTGTTGCACGCAAACCAGCCCCCCTTACCACCGAGCGTCGTGATTTCTTTATTGATACCCGGTGAGAATTGGAGCTTAATTAGGGCCATAGTGCTTTTTTAGGCTGTCAGTACACCGAGCGCAGTGTCCATTTTAGCAACGCGGTCGTCATACCCAAGGTTACCACCATTGATGCGTTTTGTCATCAGTACGTATTCTTTTGCATCGGCAACTTCATTTAAGCCGTGTTTGCGCCAGAACCAGCCTGCGGATAAGGCCGCGCCTTGGGGAGTCAAGAGAATGTCAGGATCGCGCAGCAAATCCAACATCAGAGAGTCGCCGCACAAAGCATAGTTGTCCTTGCCAGTCAACTGGATGAGACCGCGTCCGTGGTACAACCATCCATCACCAGACTCTTCGTCGCCGTTGCCCATGCGACCGGCGTAAACCTTGTTGGCGATCTTCTCAGGGTTATGAGCGTACTCAAGTGCAGTTTCCATGTCGGGGAACCGGCTGGGCCACACACGCATCAGCGCTTCGGGCTTGTAGTTCAGGTTCTCTTGCAGCGTCTTAAAGTTGCCCGACTCATGTTGGCACTGACCCATGAACGCAGCTTGGCGCAACGGCGTGTTGATATCAAACCGAGCAAAGGTCTCCAGCAGGGGGTCAAACCATTTGGCGTCAATACCAAGTTCGTGAAGTTGTTCTACGTTCATTGCTTCTCCAAAAGTGAGTTATAGGCTGCTATGCAGGCGTTCAGTTTTTCGATGGCGGCATCGCCTCGTTCTGTAAGGGAGACAAGAGTTTGAGCAGCTCTTGGGTCAATGTTGCAGGTTCCGGCGTTATCGCTGCTGGGAGTGGAGGAATTACCGGGCACTGGGCTACCACAGGAACCAGCGATGTGCAGCTGCATAGAACCAGAGGCCAGCTTATCGTCGAGAGCTTTAGAAGCCGCAGCAGCTTTTGTTTGCGTGTCGGCCAGACTGCGAGAAATGTAGGCAACTGTTTTGTTTCGTTCATCGGTGATCTCCTGCGAATGTTTGTTGGCGGCGTCCAGTGCAGCTTGGGCTACTGCACGTTCTTTATCAAATTCAGTTTGCTCATGCTCGTAGACCGACACGGCCACAACCACCCAGCTCATGACAATGGCGACCCAGAAGTAGGGGTTAAGTATCATTTGGGCTCCTGTGCATCATGGTTCTGGTTAATAGCAGTAGTGACCATGCCCAAGCCTTTTTCAGAAGCTATACCGCCAATAGCGCCTACGATCAGCAGCACAATGTCGTTTAGCATCTTGGTATAGGCTTGGTCGATCGGAGCCATTGCCTTCATGGGCTGCTCAACAAAGGTTAGCGAATACAGCATCATGCTGGTAATGCCGACAAACACAAAGACGATCATTAAGACCACAACGGCCCAAATGCGGATTTTAATTTCTTCCGGCGTCAGGCGGGGGCGGTTGAACATATTTTTCGTTGACAGGTGCAACGAGGTATTCCGGGCACGTCTGGCTGAAGGCGCAAACTGGCCGTTGGCATTGCGCGGCTGCAAAGTTTCTGGGTTCTTGACAGGCGTATCTGGTTCGCTCATAGCATCCACCCAAATTAAGACTTGCGATGATGAGCAGGGCGGCTATTAGTTTTTGCATAGTCCACAGCTTCCTGAACAAAATAATACCCAACAACACCCAATACAACCACCAGCACGACGATGAGGGCGGCTAGGAAAAACTCTTCTTGCTCTTTCTTTTGGGCCTTGGCGCGGTCTTCGGCAGCTTGGGCTGCGAACTTGTCGGCCTTGTCCATCTCACCTGCGCGTTGCTTGATCTTGTTCCAAACGTCGATCTTACCGGCCTGCATGAATAGCATCTGCAGCTCGGCTTCAAATTGGCGGGTTTGTTCCAGCGCCATCTCGATCTCAATGGCCGCACCCATGTTGGAAGCATTACCGGATTTTTTGGCCTCGGTAACGGCCTTGACTGCAACGTCTTTGGCAGTGAAATATCGACCCAGTACCGGGCCTAGAGACGCGACATCATCTACAGTCTGGCTGGCTTGTTTGACCAGCTTAACTGCTTTTTGTATGCCCGTCAGGGCTAGGCCTATGCTTACTGGGTCGATCATACTAATACCATTGGTGAGTCATCATGTACAACAATGGCAGGCTCAGTAAGAGCCTAACCACCGGGTTAAGATGAAGTCGCAGTAGAAGCAACATCGCCAGCGCTGGTATCAGCACTGGGAGCAGCGTCCATATTAGCGGCCACATCTCCTGTAGGAGCAGCAGGTTGTTGAGCAACAGCGCCATTAACCAACTTATCAATCAGAGCACGGGAGATTTTATGGGGCAGCTCTTCCAAGCCAGCCAAAATCAAACGCAACTCTTGTTCAGTGTGAGTAAAGTCAAACATAATTTTCCTAATCGCAGCGGCTGAGAGGGGGCAGCCGTGTAACCCCATATTTATTGTAGCCCGAGTAGGCTACAGAATTACGACTGAACCCAAGGCAAGGGTGGTTGCGTAGTGGCGGGTGTAATCTGAGCAGCCAAGTTTGCGTTAATAGCAGCCTCAGTAGCTTCTTGGTTCACGCCAGAACCCCACACCCAGCCGTTCACAATATCTTGCGTCAGGTTGGCAAAAGGCACAAAGTTAGGGTCGCCAGCAGGGGGTTCTGTAAATGTGCAAGTGCCGTATATAGAGTTGCTGTATTCCTTGCCGTTAGCGGTTTCTGTGCCGGTAGCACGCCAGCCGCAAGTGACCACCACAGAGGTGAAGCCGTTAATTTCGGTAGTAGAGGTTTTCAACCAATCAGTAACCCAAGTTATTTGTGCGCTCATGTTAAATACTCCAGTTCCAAGGCAGGCCGGACTGCCCGACCATTACACCTATTTGTTTAGGCAAATACGCATCATCGTTTAATGCGGCGTGTTTGCGAGAATTTTCACTACAACTAATGACCCGCAAATTCCAAGGAACGTGCAAGCCGGAAACCGTTTTCCCCTGCAATGGGACTATGTGGTCAACCGCCATTTTCATACCGGACTGTTCTTGTATTTTTTTGGCGGTTAAGTAAACAGAATGAATGTATTGCCAATCATCTTGCGTCAACCATTTGGGCGTTGCTTGCAGTTTGTTTGCTTGCCGCTTGCGTTCCATGCTGGTGTAGTACGCTCGATTTTCTTGACCATCTTTTCGGTCTCTTGCTCTAATTCTTTCAATGTTGTCTTGACGGTACTTTTTAGCGTATTCCATCATACGTTCTGCGTTGGCATCTTTCCATGCTCGACCTTCTGCTAACACTTTCTCTCTGTCTTTGACATACCTTCTTGCAAAAGTTTCTTGTTTACAAGTTACGCAAATCCCCATAGACGTATAGCGAGGAGCCAAGTGACCACGTTTGCAGGGCACACCCGTAAAGTACGTCTTATCGCCGTTTTGCTTGGCGATTGCACGTTTTCCTTGGGGGTCTGCCGCTGACATGGTTTAGCCTTTCAGTTGATTAAGCAATGTTTGCCGCTTTGAGGCGGGCACGGAGGGATTGGATTTCTTTAACCAGCATGGGGACAAGTTTGGAGTAGTCCACAGCCATCATTTCTTCTGGGTCTGCTGGTTGGTGTACGGCCTCTGGAGCCACGGCCACAAGTTCTTGAGCCACAAAACCATAACGCTGATGTGAACCGTCTGATTTCCAATCAAACTGGCGTACTTGTAAAGCATCTATCAAATTTGAGGCTGTATCAGCGTCAACGATGTTTTCTTTTAGGCGTTGGTCAGAAGTAATGTTGTAAGCAGTTACTGACCCGTTTGAAGTAATAGAACCACGTTGAGTTCCGTTCTCAGTAAAAGAGCAATGATAATACGTACCGCCATTTGATAAAGCGCTTGAAACAAAACAGTATCCACCAGCGGTTCCTTGAACTGCCGCAATAGTATTATTAGCTTGAGATGTAAAAGTTGCACGAGATGTATTAAAAGCACTCGTAGCTCCCACCAACAAATTCCCGCTGTTATCCAGCGTCATTGCTTGGGTAAAGGAGATGGTTCCGCCAGCAGAACCAGAGCCAGCAGAATACCAACGATGTGCGCCTAGGTACATATCGTACTGTGTGGCATAACCAGTTCCAATGTATATCCAATTTGCACCGTTATAATATGCGTTGTGTGTTAAGCCGCTATCGCCCCCAGTACCGCTGCTATATGCCGTTAAGCCTGTGTTAACTTGAATCGCTTTGTACGCACTCCAAGCACTAGGCGTAACCCCTAGTCCTAGGTTGCCGGATGTATCGAGGGTTGCCTGAATAGTGCTATTCGTTCCAAACTGTAACGGCTTTGATCCAGTAGTAAACAAAAGACCTGCGTAAGAGGCAGAGCCTGTTGCAGACGACCCCGCAGTCGTTGACTCATTACCCATGACAAGAATACTACTTGCCCCTGAGTTGGTAGAGAGTATAAAAGCAGAGCTTGTTGATGAATTTATGGCTCGAATAATGTTGCCAGAACCATTTACATCCAGCTTATAAGAAGGCGAACTTGTCCCAATACCCAGACCTGTGCTGGTCAGGCGCATTTGTTCGGAGCCGTTGGCATTAAATGCTACGTTATTGGTTCCTACACCGTATACGCCATTCACAAAGGTTCCGGGCGAAGAAAAGAAAACGCCCGAAGTCGTGGGGACAAAAATATTCCCCGAACTTAAACCTAAGTTTGTCCCATCAAACGTCAGCGCAGAACCCGTAGTCAGCACCTTAGAGCCGTTCAAATAGGCTACACCGTTGGCTGTGCCGCCCGGTAAAGACACCGCACCAGCAGAACTGATAGCCAGCGCATCCGTAGCAGAACTGTTTGTCGTAAAGTGAATACCGTTAGCGCCAATCGTACCCAGCACCAAGTCCGTAGAGGCAGTTAAGAAGTAACCATAACCGGGCGCATTGATTGAGCCTGTGCCGCTATAACCGCTTGAGTTGATACCAACCGTAGCGTAGTTGGTTGTGGCCGTGCCTTGGTCGTTATATGCAATAAACTCAGCAGATGCCGCAGTACCGTTGCTGGTATTTTGGATGACGTTCTGGAAGTAGCTGTTAACGCTAGTCTGAGCAGATTGAACGATGCCCGTGTCGCTGAAATTCAACGTGCCGTAGTTGTACGCACCGAGGTTGGACGAAGCAGTGGTAGCTGCAGTAGCCGTAACAGTCGAGAACGTACCCGCACCGCTGAACGTAGACGCCTTAACCCAAGCCGAGGTCGAGATGTTGTAAACGATCTTAGCCACTTCACCGACTGCAATAGTCAAGCCACCAACCGTCTGGGCGTAGCCGCCAGTGGTGCTGTTCATGACCGTATAGGTCTTGCTCGAAGCGGGCAGAGTAATCGTGCGTGTTGCAGTGCGTGCGCCGGACAGCAGGAGAATGGCGTATTGGGCTGAAGTGCCGGAAAGGTTAGTGCCCGAGCTGGTCGCCTGTGTGATGGTCAGCGTGACGTTGGCATCGGTCGTAATGTTCTGTGTACCGGCAACAGCAACATCCAGAATAGACGAAACGCCGTTGTTTACATCATCGCCCCAAACCGAAACTTCTGTTCCATCTACCGGCTGAATTAAGGCCAGTAGAGAAGTGTAGTTAATTGCCATGACTAATTTCCTTTGCTAATCTTTGTCGCTTTGCAGTATTTTCTCTGAGCTTTGCGTTTGCCATCGGGCGGTATTTGTGCAAAGCTGTAATTGACCTTTGAATTGCTTCTTCCGTAGGTTTCTTGTTTCCACCTTGACCAACACGTACCGGGGGATACTTTTCATTTAAATGTGCCCAAGCATCACCACGACGCGCATCCCGTAGTGTATCCCGTGCGCACAAAATTCCAAACTTTTCTTTGACCAACTCAAGCAATTCTCGGTTGTTCAATGTACGGTTTTCGTCCAGCCGGATAAAAGCCACAACCTCTTCGGTCAACTTGGCGTTATAGACTTTTTCGCCCGTCTTCAGGCTAAACCTCAGAGGGCCGTCGCCACCGTCTGTTAAGTTGTAACCGTTGCCGTTACCAGCATAGGTATTTAGCTCAGCAATGTATTTGCGTTCTAGCGCTTTGAGTTCTTGTTCATCAGCAGCTTGGCATAAGGCTTCAATGGTGAAATTCTCTACACCGTATTTGCGCATAGCCCTGTATAGACGTTGCATCTTATTAGTTCGGGCAGCGCACTGATGTTCCCGCCACCGTTTGTGCAGGTCGCACTGGGTAATGCCTACGTAAGCATGCCCATTAACAGTGTTGGTAATCTTGTACACCTGCATTTCAATTCTTCGTCTGAGTCCAAGTTCTGGTTTGCGCGGTATCAACCTGCGACCACGTTACCGACTGAGCATCGTTAACATTTTGCCAGTTCGGAGTTTGGTTGTCACTAATATTTGCCCATGTTACCGTTTGAGAATCATTTATTTGTGACCAGTTCGGCGTTTGGTTGTCAGGGATCGGATTCCACAGCAGCGCACCCAAGAACGAGTCAGCCATCGTAGCCGTCTCAATCACGTTCGCCATCATAACAAGGTAAGAAGCCCAAACGTCCGTTACCGTCGCTGTCTCAGTCACTGCAGCCTGAATCACATTCGAGGGTGTAACGCTATCCGTTACAGTCGCCGTCTCCACCACAGAGGCAGGTAGGCTATTGACCCCATTGACGGCATCCGTAATTGTCGCAGTCTCAGTCAGCGTATTGTTGTAAATATTACCACCGAACTGGGAGTCAGTTACAGTGGCCGTTTCGGTCAGCGTAGGGTTAAAGATCGCTTGCACCGATTCAGAATCCGTTACCGTCGCCACCTCAGTTACAGAAGCGCCCATCACGTTGGAAGGCGTAACCGTATCTGTGACCACAGAGGTCTCACTGACCGACATGTTCATTGTCAGGGTAGCAGAGTTGGAGTCAGTTACCGTTGCCGTTTCAGATACGCTACTGGCGTAGACCACGCCCCCAGTTTCGGAGTCCGTTACCGTCGCAGTCTCAGAGACCGACGCATTCATGACCATCGTATTGGTCTCGGTATCCGTTACCGTAGCCACCTCAGTGACCGTTGCGCTAATGACGTTGGATGGGGTTTCTGTATCCGTTACTGTGGCGGTTTCGCTCACGCTCATGTTCATCACAAGCGTATTTGATTCAGAATCAGTTACTGTGGCGGTTTCTGATACCGCGCTGGCGTAGACAGTCTGCCCCGATTGAGAAGTGGTTACTGTGGCTGTTTCGCTGACCGAGCTGGCAAAAGACTGAGCCGAGGATTCAGAGTCGGTAACAGTGGCTGTTTCAGAAGTCGAGTTATCAAAGACCGATCTACTCCAACCGGCCTGACCCCACCATCCTGATCCCCAGCCGCCCGTTGCCGACATGGGTTAAGCAGCCGCTAGGTCTGCCTCTGGGAACCAAGTTTGCTGTGGGTTACCTTCTGCATCAGTCCACTGCACAAGGTAGGAAATATTTCCAGCTGAGTCCAAGCGCAGCTCTTCCACGGGGCCAGTAGGAATCGTAGCCACCAGTTTGACGACTTCGCCAACTTTAAAATTTGCAGCCATATTGAGTCCTTAGTTGTTGCCAGTCCAAGTAACGTTCAGCACGTCACCAGACAAAACAGAACGGGCAGTACCAAAACTACCCGCCGAGAACAGCGTACCAGTCGTGCCAGAGATAGTGCTGTTGGTGGTCAAAAACGCACCGGCCACGGTAGCAGTACCGTTGATGTTGAACGCAGTAGCAGGGGTAGAAATAGAACCAGTACCAGCAGTACCAGCGCCGCCACCAGTGCCAGTCGCGTTGGCGGTAAAGCCAGCAGCAGGACGAGTAGAGTTGGAATAAGCGGTAACTTCAGTCCAGCCAGCGTGAGAGGCCATCGTGTCGGCAGCGTTGTATGTAGGGCCGGTGTTAACCAGACCCAAGTACCAAGCGGAAGTGTACGAAGAACCAGCAAAATACTTGTTCAACATATCGGCTTTACCGACGTTCACAACCAAGTTGGGGAAGTTCTCAACCCATTTGACGTTGCCTTTAGAGTCGTAACAGGTAGCGGTAAAACGACCGACGATGGTCATTTGTTCCTTGGCTTTTGTGCCAACAGTGACCGATGCGCTAGGAGCATCTTGGACATTCAGTGTTTCAACATGGTTCATGGTATTTCCTTATGCGCTCCGAATCAGCGCAGTTGAGTAAGTATTGGCTGGCATGGTTACCGTAAACGTATTGGTGCAGGTCTTGTCTGAACCAAAATCAATCACAGCAATCGAAGCATTGGAGGCCGTAGCATCATAAATCAAAGCACACCGTGCCGTAAAGTTGGCAGGGTTCCAAACCACGTTGTTAAAGTTAACGTACGCCACGCTGTTTGTTGCGTCGTAGCTAATTGTCACGCCCGTCATGGTTTGACCGCCAGCGGTGTAGCCTGTGCCTGATACTTCGTTGGTGCTTGAGTACGCAGTAGTGCTGGGGTTTAAATTGGCGTTGCCTGTATACAGCGCCATTTTGATGGTATCGGACGCAAGATTGAACTGACCGTTGTACAGCCCAACCTTGAAACTCGTCGTCTGGCCTTGAAGGATTGACATCTATTACTCGACCTTCTGACGGTATTGACCGCTGCGGAAAGCATCCTGACGTTCCAGACCATCGCCCAGACGTTTGGCTTGTGCAAGTGCTTCAACATACTTGCCGTTGTACAACTGAACCAAATCTTGTTCGCCTTTCATGAAGGTGATGGCTTCAACCAAAGCGCCGTACAGCAGGGCTGCATCGTAGTTGTCACCAAGCCAAGTCATGCCGTTAGTTTGGTTCAAGCTGGCTGCGTTGGGAACAGTAACGGCAAACCCACCGCCACTGCCAAGGCTAATAGATAAAGAATCTCCCACGGCATAACCAGACCCTCCCGTTTCTAAACTGACAGAAGTCACCGCACCACCAGACACCACAATATTTGCAGTAGCGCCAGAACCTGTACCACCAGTCAAAGCTTGGTTGTAATACGTTCCATTGGTATACCCTGAACCAGCAGTGAAAGAACTGTTCAAACTGATGATAATGCCCGGAATGATCGACGGTGGGTAGAAGAAGTAGTGCAGCTCAACACCGTAGTTTTGATCGGGCGTTGGGCCAACCATGAACGACAACTCGTTAGGTGCTGCAGACTGAGGGCCAAAGATGGCGTAGTGTGTGGGGAATCCGGACACAGACGGGTAGGGGAACGCTTCGCGGATGAAGTTAACGTCCTTGTTCAGCAGGTACTGATACGCGCCTTGGAAGCTAACTGTACCGGATACTGTACCAGTGTTGACCACGCTCAGCGTAATGCTTGTGCCGTTGACGCCGTAGACGATTGCACCTGAACCAATACCTGTACCCGTGACGTTTTGCCCGATGGCGATTCCGCTGGCGCTTGAGACACTAATGACATTCGTGCCCGATGTACCCGTAGCTGTTGTACTGAACGTGGAATATGCAGCCAGCGAATAGGTAGACAAATAGTCCGCCGGGGCGGATAGGTAGGGGTTGGACGAACTTACTGTACCGGTAACATTTTTACGCAGCGAAGGAAACTGAATGTCGTTGTAGATCCGCTGCTCTGCCTGCTCGATAAACGTGTTTATGTCTACCGTCGAAAAGGTATTCTCCGTGTAGTCTTGAACAGCAGTTACGAGCTGATAGTAATTCATGCCATCGGGCCTCGGGCGTACAGACCCTTAGTAGCCGCACCAGTGCCGCGAATCTTAACGCCTTGGGTTTCCAAATCAGGATCAGCAGGATCGCCCAAGCTCACGCGAGGAGTGCCTTGCTTCTCTGCACCAGGTTTGAACTGACCGGCCAACAGCTTGTTGGGGTCTTTCAGGTTAGGCTGTTTGTTAGCCTTACCGTGGGGCTGAGCGTACTCTTCTGCAGAGCCCACTTCTTTACCCATTTTCTTGTGAGAAAACTTGGCCATTATTTGCTCCCGGCTTTTTGGTTGTGAGCGCGAGCCAGGTTACGACCAACAGCACGCATGGCTTGACCGGTCACACCACCCTTGGCAAGTTTGATTGTTTTCAATCCTTCTGGCTTGCCCGTCTTGCCATACGTCATGTAAGTCATACTTGCATTTTTAGCATCACCGCCCTTAGCAAGCTTCAAAGTGGTGCCTTTACCACCTTTGTGCTCTTGCTTGTCGTGTTGCTTGAACGCCTTCTTAATCAAAGCAACGTCCTGCTTTTTGTCTTCAGCCATCTCTTTGCGAGACTCGGCTTTAGATTCTTCCATCATTTTCTTAGCCATGTTCTACTCCTAAGTAGTTGCAATCGTAACTGTACCAACACTTGTCACTGTTGCCAAGTAATTTGGCGTCAATGCGTTATCAAATAATCTTGATCCACCAATCGGATTCCATCCCCACTGGATATCCCGAGAGCCGCCTGATGTATATCCCTGTGCATCCAGGCCAGAAGCATAGTAGCTCCGGTCAGGCCGAGGATTACGCAAGCCCTGCGGATCGTCAACAGGAAACTCACCCAAGTGTAACTGCGGCTGATCAGGATCCCAGCAGGTAGGGCACACCAACAGCTCATAGTTCTTGCCCTTGATAACCTCACGGCGAAGAACTTTTAACGGGTAGCGGAAATCACACCGATCGCATTCGGCAATCGCGTTCTTACCGGATGCGAACCTATTACCCATTAGTAGCTATTCCCGATATACATCTGACGGGGCACAAACCGCACAGCAGCTTTCTCACGGTCTTCATCCGATGCCAACTGCCAAGCCTCATCATATTGCGCTTTAAGGACCTGCAGGCGAGCCTGGGTGTCCGGCGCAGGTGGAAGCTTCAGAATCAAATAATAGGCCAATCCAGCCACCATAGCAGGCAAAAACCGGAATGGGATGTCCATCACGTTAACACCGTTACCGGCATCCTGAGTGCGACGCAAGCGCCAGTAAGCAAACTGATACTGCTGAGCCCCATCTGGAATCGGCCACACGGTGACCGAAGGCAAGTACTGAATGCTGACCGGCGCAGCTACGGCGTGTGAGGCGGCAGTAGTGTTGTTCTGACCACGGGCGCAGGTGTTAATCGTGTTGCCCGAGATGTACTGATAAAAAATAACTTCACTGTCAATCAGCACAAATCCGTAGGCGGGCAAGCCAACAGTAGAAGTCAGCGTAATGGTTGTGTCAGTAGCCGATGCTGCACTGGCAACAGTGATCGTTGTGGGGCTCTGCTGGGCGTCTTGACGGTTGACCAATACCTGAATAGGACGGGCCTGTTGCAGTTTGTTAGGCAGCGTTGCATAGGTTGAGACGCTGATGCGCGTAATGGTCAAGTCAGCCTGATTGCTGGTGCTGTTAGCCTGCGTGCGGATAACGTGCTCAAGCAGGTCAACGGTATCGGAAGGCAAGGCATAGGTAGACTGCCCTTGGACTAGGGTAATCACGCCTTGGTCCATTGTCCACATGTTGATACCACGGTTAGCCCAGTCGGCGAACATCAGGTTCAACGAACGTCGAGCAGTACGCAAATCGTAACCAGACCGCAGCTCAGAGCCAGCACGCTCAAAGGCTTCCTCAATGATCTCGGTCAATTGAGGGTTGTAGACTGCACCGCCTGAAGTGACAAGGTTAGCCATAGTAGTAGTTCCTTAGTAGGTTAATTATCCCACCATGTGCGTAAGCTTCAATAGCGTATTTACCGCCAAAACCGCCACCACCAACGTAATCTCCACCAAAATCACCGCCGCCATTAGCATCGCCAGGACCAAAGCCGCCATTTTCAAACGGGCCAGAGCTGTAGTTGTAACCCGTTAAAGATGAATCAATTGGCTGAACGTATGGATTTACAACAGTATTATCCACTTGGGGTGCTGCAGCATTTAATGCGTCGGCCTGAGCCTGGGCAGCCGCTGCGGCTTGTGCCTGAGCTTGTGCATCTGCCTGTGCTTGCGCCTGAGCGGCAGCTTGAGCTTGTGCTGCAGCAGCGGCCTGAGCTTGCGCCTGTGCCTGTGCATCAGCTTGAGCCTGGGC